GTGGTTATCGCCGGGTAATTTCTACACTCAAAGAGCAGTATGAAGTTATCATCTTGCCTGAACTTGAGGCTGATGATGCAATGGGTATTTATGCTACGGCTAACCCTGGCAACATCATTGTCTCACCAGACAAGGACATGCGCCAGATACCTGGCAAGCTGTACAACATGGATGAGGTTATGACCATTACACCTGAACAAGGTATGCAATGGCATCTTATTCAGACACTTGCAGGTGATCAGACGGATGGTTATAGCGGTGTTCCTGGCATCGGTGTCAAGCGTGCAGTCTCCTTGTTTGAAGAGGATGGTTACACATGGGATACTGTTGTCAAAGCTTTCGCTTCAAAAAATTTAGATGAAGAGGTAGCCTTGACCAATGCACGACTCGCACGCATTCTTACACACGAAAATTATGACGCAACAACAAGAACCGTCATACCCTGGTGTCCCACCGATGCCAGTATTGGAGCTGACAATGGAGCAGAGTTTCAAGCTAAGACGGCTTGAGGATCTGCTTCCAGCAGCTGACAAAGACGACATCATCACATTATTTTTAGCACTACAGAAGCAGAACTTCTGCCTTAGTAACACCGTATCAAACCTAGTCAAAAAGTGGCCAACTCACCACCCCACTACACCCGAGGAAACATAGAAGTCTGGGATTTCATTAGAGATCAGCAGCTCAACTACCACCTTGGCAATGCAATCAAATACATTTGCCGCGCTGGCTACAAGGACAGCAAGGTAGATGATCTTAAAAAAGCTATCCACTATCTTGAAAATGAACTCCTACATACACACGAGCCTGCTCGATCAGGCGGAGCACTTTCGATCTGCGTACAACCTGACTCCTGGGAAGGAACACCGGACTACACAGAAGACTTTGATCGATGAGGAATGGTCAGAGTTCCATGAAGCATACCATTTAAAAGATGAGTGTGAACAACTCAAGGAACTTGCCGACCTAGTGTATGTATGTTTTCAATTTGCTGCATCACAAGAGTGGGATCTCGATGAAGCTATGCACAGAGTACACGCTTCTAATATGTCTAAGCTTGGTGAAGATGGCAAACCTATCTACCGAGACGACGGTAAGGTTCTAAAAGGACCGAACTACAAACCACCTACATTGAACGATCTAATTCTTAAATGACCACCTCTTATATCTCACGCACTGGACGTGTACAATCGTGGCTTGACAATCCTGAGTCACGGCTTCCAGTATCATGCACAGTCTTTGTAGTCGAAGATTCGATGGAAGGTCCAGAGGGTATTGAAGCCAGCTGGAGGTTTGCTAGTCACGCTCTACGTAATGGAGCTGGTGTTGCTATCCACTTGTCGAAGCTGCGACCCAAAGGAACCGAAACAGTTAAAGGAAACGATAGGCTTGTTGCAAGCGGACCAGTCTCCTTTGGCAAAATCTTCTCAACGCTCAATGAAATTCTCAGGCGGGGTGGCACCTATCGGAACGGTGCAATTGTGTTGCATTTGGATTTATCTCATCCTGATGCCCTTGACTTTATTACTGCTTCTCGATCCGATTTACCTTGGGTCAAGCGATGCATCAACATCACCCCCGACTGGTGGGAAAGGTGTACGTTTAAGGAGGAACTCCTCTACGGAATTAAATCCGGTGACATTTGGCTCAACAAAGTAAAGTACGATGAAGACAACAAACGAATCCGAGGAAATGTATGCCTCGAAGTATACTTGCCCTCACGAGGAACGTGCCTCTTGCAGCATATCAATCTCGGTGCCTGTGAGTTCGACGACATCCCAACAGCTTTCAGTGAAGGTATGTCCCAACTGTGCGATCTCCATAGCAAAACAGGTGTTGGATCAACTGGCGAATACCTCCCAGCTGCAACCGATCGACAAGTGGGACTTGGAGTACTCGGACTTGCAAACCTTCTTCGGCGGTACGGAGTAACCTACGAGCAGTTCGGTGTTGCCTTGGAGCAGTACCTGGATGGTGAGATGGTGAAGACTCCTGCCTTTGAGCTGGTTGTACAGCTTGGATTGGGTATTGATTTGGCTGCTAGCATTGCACGTGGAAACAATATGGTACGTGCCTTTGCTATTGCACCGACTGCATCCTGCAGTTACCGCAGCAAAGACTTAGATGGGTACACCTGTACCCCAGAGATTGCACCTCCTATCAGCCGTACGGTTGACCGGGATAGCGATACATTTGGTGTACAAACATATGATTATGGCGATGTAGAGATCGCTAGTGAAGTCGGTTGGGACAATTACAAGCGTGTTGCTGATGGCATCATGCGATTGTTCGATCGTACGGGACTTCTTCACGGGTATAGCTTCAACAGTTGGAGTGATGTCGTCACATATGACGAAGCCTTTATCGAAGAGTGGTTGGAATCTCCGCAAACCTCCCTTTACTACAGTTTGCAAGTCATGGCTGACACTCAAGATAAGTCTGATGTGTATGCAGCACTTCAAGATGATGCTGATGACCTTCTTGCAGACATACTAAATAAAGAACTCGAATGTGACTGTCAAGAATGAACCCTTATGAAAAACTAATGGCGCGTAAGCGCAAGTGGACACCAGTACAAACTACAGCTGGTATCTGCAAAGAGGGTGCGGAGGAAACAATCTTCCGTGCTCTCGCACTCCGACACATGGAACTTCCTGTCGGAGATTTTATCACCGATGCACTAGAAAAGAATGTCCCTGCTGCGGCTCGCACGTTACTCGAATCAAACGTCAGAGATGAAGAAAACCATGACGTCGCTTTGGGTTACATTGCCAACGCTTACGGCACTGATGCCAAAGCTGAAAGGGAGGCGCTGGCGCTCCAAAAAGCGTGGATTGAGCATCCTGATCACACGATCACCAAGGCAATGGTTGCCGAGCGTGCGATCTTCTTTGTTCTATTACCCTTCTTTCGTTTTTGTGGTGACGCTGGCATGCGCACGTGCAGCGCAGACATCTCAAGAGATGAACAAATACATGTGGCATGTAACTCGCTCGTATGCAAAGAGTTGGGGCTTGAGATCTCGCCGTCCTTGGATAAACTGAGGAAGGCTACAATTAACTGGGTCATGCAGCCTCTCAAGGTTGGTGCATCCGATAAATATTTAGACAAAAAATTTTGGGTCGATTCTAGTGATCGGCTAATGTATGAGGGCAAAGCGCCCGAACTGTCTGCCACCCGTGCAGCTCGTATGCCTGCTTTTTTTGAACATGCAAATACAAACCTCCCCCAATACGCTTAACTTCGGTTTAACTGTAGACGCTCTAGTTGCTGAACTAGAGGATAGATTCCGGCTGACCAATCCCAGTCCAGATACAAGTATCACTACGATCATGTATCAAGCAGGTCAGCGCAGTGTTGTGGACTGGATCAACTCACGTATTCAAAACGAGGAACTTTAAAAAATGAGCAGAGGAGATGGTGGCGCCGCTCGCCGAGCAAGGCGACGGGAAGAACGCGCACGTCGCGAAGCTGAAGAACGGGCACGGCGCGATGCCGAGCGTGCTCGTCGTGATATGATGAATCAAGAATCAGCAAACCAACAACGGATTGCACAGATTCAAGCACGCAATGAGCAGCAAGCTCAAGCTATGGAGGCAACCATGGCAGCTAATGTTCAAAACCTGACGCAACGGCGTCCAACTACTATTCAACGTAAAAAGCGTAAGCGTCGTGGACAAGGCACACGAGGTCTTGACCGTCTTCGCATCGCAATGACCGAACAAGGTACTTCAACTAACTTAGGCTAATGAGCGCACGTAGCAGGTATGATCATCTAACCAGCTACCGTAATCATTTTCTTGACATTGCTGTTGAGTGTTCTGAACTGACCCTACCGTATCTTATCCAACGTGATGAGCTGCGACCTTCTCACAAGAACCTGCGTCAACCTTGGCAAAGTGTTGGCAGTAAAGCGGTAGTAACTCTAGCATCTAAACTGATGCTTGCGTTGCTGCCGCCGCAGACTGCCTTCTTCAAACTTCAGATGGATGATTCCAAGCTAGGCACCGAACTGCCTGCTGAGATCCGATCTGAACTTGACCTGAGCTTTGCTAAGATGGAGCGCATGGTGATGGATTCGATTGCCGCCTCTGGTGATCGTGTTGCCGTACACCAAGCTATCAAGCATCTTGTGGTCGGTGGTAACGCCCTGTTGTATATGGGTAAGGAAGGGATCAAGCACTACCCACTCAACCGTTATGTTGTAGAACGTGATGGTAACGGTAACATAATTGAGATCGTAACCAAAGAATTAATTAACAAACAGCTCCTACCTAAGGAGTTTCAAGAACTGAAAGCCAGGGAAACTGTAGCCCTTGGTAGTAACACAAATGACGTTGAGATCTATACTCACGTCAAGCTAGACAACAATCGTTGGGTCTGGCATCAAGAAGCTTTTGACAAACTAATCCCCAACACTGATGGTAAGGCACCTAAGGATGCCAACCCTTGGTTGGTTCTTCGATTCAACTCTGTTGATGGTGAGAACTACGGACGTGGACGGGTTGAAGAATTCTTGGGTGATTTCAAGTCACTCAACGCACTGTCACAAGCTATGGTAGAAGGCTCTGCAAGTGCTGCTAAGGTAGTGTTTGTTGTCAGTCCTTCCTCCATGACCAAGCCGCAAACTATTGCGCAGGCTGGTAATGGAGCTATCGTTCAAGGTCGCCCTGAAGACATCGGTGTTATCCAAGTTGGTAAGACTGCTGACTTCTCGACTGCTATGCAGATGATGCAGAATCTTGAACGACGTTTGTTGGAGGCATTCCTTGTGTTGAACGTGCGTCAATCAGAACGCACTACAGCTGAGGAAGTACGACTGACACAACTGGAACTTGAACAACAACTTGGTGGACTGTTCAGTCTGCTGACTGTTGAGTTCTTGGTTCCCTACCTTAACCGTAAACTGTTGGTCCTGTCACGTAGTGGTCAGCTGCCTAAGTATCCTAAGGATCTGGTACGACCTACTATTGTTGCAGGTATCAACGCACTAGGCCGCGGCCAAGATCGTGAGTCTTTGACTGCATTCATTACGACTGTTGCACAAACACTTGGACCTGAAGCTCTGATGAAGTTCATCAATGCTGACGAGGCTATCAAGCGTCTGGCAGCAGCACAAGGTATTGATGTTCTCAACCTTGTTAAGAGTATGGATGACCAGCAAGCTGAAGCCGATGCTGCTGCTCAACAAGAGCAGGAACTGGCGCAGATGCAGATGGCACCTCAGTTACTCAAAACTCCTATGATGGATCCATCTAAAAACCCTAACGCCGAAGCTATGTTGTCGGAGGCAATCTCACCCGAATAATAATCTATGGCTGAACTACTCACCTACGATCCTAGTAACGACCCACAAGCAATTCAAATCGCTGAAGAGCGGGACGCCGAGACCCTTGCTGTCGGTCAAGCAATGGAAGATGCACAAAACAACCTGCTTGCAGGTAAGTATAAAAGTGCACAGGATCTAGAAAAAGCTTACATTGAGCTGCAACAAAAACTCGGATCAAATGATCAGCAAGCCGAACCCCAGCAAGAAAATACGACTCAACCAGAGTCTGAATCCAATCCAACGTTTGACCTATTCGATTCCATTGATGATGAGATGTCAGATGGTGGTCAACTCAGCGAAGCTTCGATTGAGAAACTCACTGCAATGGATAGTAAAGATCTTGTTGATGCGTATTTTAAGTATCAAGACACTCTAGAAGATGGTGCTCCTGTTGGAGGGAGAGAACTATCTGACAGTGAAGTATCTGCTATCTTCGATAGTGTTGGTGGTGAAACGCAGTATCAACGGATGACTGCGTGGGCTGCTGAAAACCTTGACCCTACATTAGTTGATGCATTTGACAACGTTATCGAAAGCGGTGATGTTGCTACAATCAACTTGATGCTGAAGGGTCTTCAATCACAATACAAGGACAACGTGGGCTACGAAAACAACATGATTCAAGGTAAACCTGCTCAAGCGGTAAACGGTTATCGTAGTCAAGCCGAAGTCGTGCGTGACATGAACGACCCTCGCTACGATCGTGACCCTGCTTATCGGCAGGAGATCATGAACAAACTTGCTAATTCACCTGGTCTTAACTTCTGATGTCTACTGTTATTGAAGACGGTGGACGGACAAACATTTACGCAAAGGAACCACCCATGTACATTGACGAGAACTCTATTCCTCACAACGAAAAGGCTGAACGACTCAACGGACGTCTTGCTATGCTTGGCGTCATTGCTGCAATCGGTTCGTACGCTGTGACTGGTCAACTTATCCCCGGAGTCTGGTAATGCCTTACGGTCCCGGTACCTACGGCAAGCCCGTAAAAAAAGGTACCAAGAAAAAAGGTGGCAAAAAAAAGTAAACGCAAGAATGTCAGTCTAAAGATTGGCAAGCACAAATCGAGGTCCGGTGGCTTGACAGCTGCCGGTCGTCGTAAATACAACCGAGAAACAGGATCAAACCTCAAGGCACCTCAGCCTGGTGGTGGTCCTCGTAAGCGGTCCTTCTGCGCTAGAATGAAAGGTGTAAAAGGTCCGATGCGTAAAAACGGTAAGCCAACCCGTAAAGCCTTGGCACTACGCAAATGGAAATGCTAATGAAACAAAAACGTGGTCTTTATGCAAACATCCATGCTAAGCGTAAGCGTATTGCTGCTGGGTCTGGTGAAAAAATGAGGAAGCCTGGGTCTAAAGGAGCACCCACGGCTGCTAACTTCAAACGCTCCGCTAAAACTGCTAAAAAATCTTAACTCTAATCTAATGAAATTTCTCGCTATCCTCCCCGCAACCCTCCTCGCCGCTGCTCCCGCACTGGCAGGTCCGTATGTGAACGTCGAAAACAACTCTGGTTTTAACGGTTCCAACTATCAGGGCATGGCTACTGATTTCCATCTCGGCTACGAAGATGGTGATGGTCTCACCTCTTGGGGTGTGCAAGCTGGTCCTACCGTCTTCTCCCCTGATGACGGTGAAGCTGAAACTAAACTCACTGGTAAGGTGTTCGGCTCTGTTGCCGCCACCAAGCGTCTCGACGTCTATGGCGAGATCTCTTTCGTGTCCGACGACACCAACTCCTATGGTACTAAAGTCGGTCTGAAGTACAAGCTCTGATTATATCCCAAGCCCTCCACTGGATGTGAGCCTTGGGAGGGCTACATTAAAGTGCTCAAATACATACCCTGTCTAACAAATCTCTGCACTTTTAATGACCGCTGTACTTTCTCAACAACGGAGGTCTGCCTGGGAAGAATTTTGTTCTTGGGTAACCTCTACTAATAACCGACTTTACGTTGGATGGTTCGGAACTCTTATGATTCCAACCCTACTGACCGCAACCGTCTGCTTTTTGGTTGCATTCATCGCTGCTCCCCCTGTGGACATCGATGGCATTCGTGAACCCGTTGCCGGATCTCTACTCTATGGAAACAACATCATCTCAGGAGCAGTCGTTCCCTCAAGTAACGCAATCGGGCTACATCTTTACCCAATCTGGGAAGCCGCTTCACTTGATGAGTGGCTCTACAATGGAGGACCATATCAACTCGTCGTCTTCCACTTTCTCATTGGCGTCTTCTCTTACATGGGACGTGAATGGGAACTTAGTTATCGACTAGGCATGAGGCCTTGGATCTTTGTCGCATATTCTGCACCAGTCGCTGCCGCAACAGCTGTATTCCTTGTCTACCCTTTCGGACAAGGCTCTTTCTCTGATGGAATGCCGTTGGGAATCTCGGGTACCTTCAACTACATGTTTGTTTTCCAAGCTGAGCACAACATTCTTATGCACCCTTTCCATATGCTTGGGGTCGCTGGCGTTTTTGGCGGTAGTTTGTTTTCAGCTATGCATGGTTCCCTTGTTACTAGCAGCTTGGTGCGTGAAACGACTGAAGATGTTAGCCAGAACTATGGGTATAAGTTCGGGCAAGAGGAGGAGACGTATAACATCGTCGCTGCTCATGGTTACTTTGGGCGTCTCATCTTTCAATACGCTAGCTTTAATAATTCTCGCAGTCTCCACTTCTTCCTGGCTGCCTGGCCTGTGCTTGGCATCTGGTTTACTAGCCTTGGTGTGTCTACTATGGCGTTTAACCTGAACGGGTTTAACTTCAACCAGTCAATCATCGACTCACAAGGTCGTGTGATCAACACCTGGGCTGACATCCTGAACCGTGCTGGTTTGGGTATGGAAGTTATGCACGAGCGTAATGCTCACAACTTCCCACTGGACTTGGCTGCTGCTGAGTCTGCACCGGTTGCATTGACTGCACCAGCAATCGGTTAATTATTCGTACGTTCATCCTTTGTTATGGAACTACAAGTTAATGACCTATGGATACGTTTAGTACATCGTGCTGTTGCACGCTATCTTGAGACTTGGCCTGGGGGTGATCCTCAGGAACAAGAGGTCTACAGACTACTTAAAACTGATCTAGATAGGCTTTTACTTGAAGTAGCCTATAACGAATAGGACGCATGCTGCCTGACCATGGAACGGGGGTCAGGTTTACCTCAGTACGAACTATGTCTATCAACCTCATTCGTTTCATCAAAAACAATCAGCGCCGCGCAGCTCGCTATCATGTAGAGACGCTCCGTTATCGCGGTGTTGAGTATCGTAATCCTCACTATGCCCGCTAAAAAACAACCAGCTGCTGCTAAATCTGAAGTAACTGCTGAACCTGAAGTAGCTGCTGCACCTAAAGTAGCAGCAACACCTAAGCCAGTAACTAGATCACGTCAACAACAAGCCGCCGGTTTGGGTAAGGCTACTCCGGTACCTTATCACCCTCAAAGCGGTGAAGTTGTTTTCAAACGTTGCGGGTTTTGTGGTGATAAAAAACCCGAATGTCGTAAACAGAAGAAGTGCCTAAAAGGTCTTCTGTAGACAGCTTGGGAGGCACCTCAGAGTCGGACCTCCCTTGCATTGGCATTGGCCTCTACGGAGACACCCTTTGCCGTCTAGACGGTGGGATAGACCACAAATTTTGACTAAAAAATTCTGAACGTTCAGAGAGTAATTTAAAGTTTATTCTCTACAATGACCCTTACTAACCAAAATACTAATACTGAAATGCAGGCCAGCCTTTCACGGCTTGGTCAAGATAATTCTACGGGTGATGCCCGTGCACTATTCCTTCGCCTGTTTAGTGGCGAAATGTTCAAAGGTTTCGAGTACAATGCAATCGCTCGTGACCTGGTTACCCGTCGTACGCTGCAGAACGGCAAGTCTATGCAGTTCTTGTACACTGGTCGCACCAAGGCTGAGTTCCATACGCCTGGTAACGCCATTTTGGGTAACAGCGACGGCGCACCTCCTGTGTCCGAGAAGTACGTCACCGTTGACGACCTGCTGATCTCCAGCGCATTCGTCTACGACCTCGACGAGACTCTCGCTCACTACGACCTGCGTTCTGAGATCTCCCGTAAGATCGGCTATGCTCTCGCTGAGAAGTATGACCGCCTGGTCTTCCGTTCGATCGCTCGCGGTGCACGTGCTGCTTCCCCGATCACTAAGGCTAACTTTGTTGAGCCCGGTGGTACTCAGATCCGTGTTGGCACTGGTAACGCTGATGATGCTTATGATGCCCAAAAGCTGGTCACCGCTTTCTACGACGCTGCTGCTGCAATGGACGAGAAAGGTGTCAGCTCTGAAGGTCGCGTGGGTGTCCTGAACCCCCGCCAGTACTACAAGCTGATCCAAGAAGTTGGTGATAACGGTCTGATCAACCGCGATGAGCAGGGTACCGCACGTCAACGTGGTCAAGGTATCGTCGAAATCGCTGGTATCAAGATCTACAAGTCGATGAACATCCCGTTCTTCAGCAAGTATGGTACCAAGTATGGTGCTGCTGATGCAACTACTCCTGGTGTGACTTCGCCGACTAACCCTGGCTCCTTCCTGTCTCCCGACATCGAAGATGCTGCTAACGATGTTACCGGTATTCACAGCGAGTACGGTGAAGAAACCGAATTCGCTAACAGCTGCGGTCTCATCTTCCAGCGTGAAGGTGCTGCTGCTGTTGAAGCCATCGGTCCTCAAGTGCAAGTCACCAGCGGTGACGTCTCCGTGATCTATCAGGGTGACGTGATCCTTGGTCGTCTCGCCATGGGCTCTGACTACCTGAACCCCGCTGCCTGCGTCGAACTGATTGCTGGCGCTGCTACTGGTTCTGCTGGCAACGCTGCCTTCTGATCTTTTTTTGATCTCATATTGGGGTGTCTTCGGACGCCCCTTTTTTTTATTCATTACTACTATGCCTGTCACTCATGCTGCGTCCACCGAACTGGATGCTGTCAATCAAATCCTAAGCTCCGTGGGACAGGCTCCTGTCACCACGCTTGACCTTCAAAACCCTGAAGTTGCTATTGTTCTTACAACCCTACGGGAAGTAAACAAGCAAGTACAAAGCGAAGGTTGGACTTTCAATCTAGAACGTCATTACATTTTAAAACCAGATTCCAATTCTCAGGAAATTCTGTTCCCTACTAATGCCTTACAGATCGACACTAATGTCGAAAGCCACCGTGATGACTATGATGTAGTACGACGTGGAAACAAACTCTACGACCGACATAATCACACCTTTCAATTCACCAAAGATATTACAGCTGATATTACTTGGTTCTATGAATTTGAAGATGTACCGCCTGTAATTCAAAACTACATTACAGCTAGAGCTGCTCGTATGGCAGCTGTTAAAACAGTTGGTGAGGCTCAACTCGCTGGACTGCTGCAAGAACAAGAATTAATGACCCGTGCCGCTGCAGTTGAGTATGATTGCAACCAAGCTGATTATAGCATCTTTGGTTGGCGTGACGGTGAAAACTACTACAATTCCTACAAACCGTATAACGCACTTGCACGATGAGTACAATTTCCCAAAGGATTCCAAACTTGCTGATGGGTGTATCCCAGCAACCAGATAAACTTAAGTTTCCTGGGCAAGTTGTGGAGGCATCCAACGTTTTCCCTGACTATGCGCTAGGTTTGCTAAAGCGACCTGGTGGTAAATTTGAAGCAGAACTGTACAATGCAACAGCCCGAGGACGTTGGTTTCCAATCCTTCGGGATGCTGGAGAAAAATATGTTTGTCAATATGATACGACTGATGGTGTTTTTCGTATCTGGGGTTTGCTAGATGGGCAACCTCGTGCTGTGGATATGGGTACCACTGCTGCTACAGGACAGCCTGTTACTTGTAACGTTACTAATCTTGAATCAGCTTTAGATACTTACAATACTGCTGATACTGCAACAGCAACTAATTTGACTGCGTTGCATGCAGCTCAAGCTACACGTACTGAGACTAGCGACGGTCAAACAAAAACCAAGGAAAGTATTTTTGAAATAGAAGTGACCTATAAAAATGGTTACTACGAAGAGATGCTTAAATCTGGTGTGTTAGAACGGATCGATAATGGTCAACGTATTGTTAAAGATAACAGCCTTGTTAACAGTACGGTAGCTGTGGTAGCATCCGGTGGTGCAATGCCTACTAACTACACACTAGGTAGTGATAGGACTGAAGACTACCCTTGGATGAAACGTGACGGGTATCGTGTATACGAAGTAGTTAAAGAGACTGCGGCTGCCAACACACCTGCTCAGCTGACTCAAGCAGACACTGATATGGGTACAGCGCAGACTAATTACAACACTGCTGTCAGTTCAGAAGCTACAGCAAAAACTGCGTATGATATTCAAGCCGGGTTGTGTGCTATTGGAGCATCAAACATCCCTGCTACAGCATATCTAAAAGATGCGACAGCGGATGACATTGAAATCCTAACTATCAACGATTATACGTTTGTCTTGAATAAAAACAAGACAACAGCTATGAAGGCTACGCTTTCGCCTGCTCAACCTAACGAAGCGTTTATCGTTATCCAAACTGTTGCATATAACGCAAACTACAAAGTAACGATTAACGGTACAGCTGTCACGCACACAACACCTCAAAGCGTGTCTGGTGCTACTCTTGACTCTGGTACTATTGCTGCTGCTGTAGCAGCTCTACTGCAAGCACAGCCAAACATCACCGCCACACAGATTGGTCCTGGTATCTATATATCTAGTACCGCACCATTTACTATTTCTACAGAAGGTTCTTCACAGGAAGAAGGTATCTATGTTTTCCAAGAAAAGATTAATATAGCTTCTCGTCTTCCTAACCAATGTGAAAATGGTTACATTGTCCGTGTTACTAATGCTGACGATGTTAGTGCAGACGACGTGTATGTGGAATTTAAAACTACCAACAACCAAGCACGTGGTCCTGGTGTGTGGGAAGAGACTATTGGACCTGGACTTAAATTTGAGATTGATGAGACCACAATGCCTCACCAGCTCGTAAGGCAGGCTAATGGTATTTTTAAATTTGAACCTGTTAACTGGGACGATCGTGTAGTTGGTGATGATACCACTAACCCTATTCCTAGTTTTATTGGTAAAAAGATTACCAACCTATTCTTCTATCGTAACCGGTTAGGGATGCTATCTAATGAAGCTGTGATCATGAGCCGTGCTGGTGATTACTTTAACTTCTTCGGTAGTACTTCCCAAGCTGTGACTGCAGACGATCCTATCGACATTCAGGCAACGTCTACACGTCCAGTGACTCTGAACTACACACTTGCTACCAGTATCGGTTTGCTGTTGTTTGGTCCTAATGAACAGTTCCTGCTATCTACGGATGCTGACATTCTTAGCCCTACTACAACTAAAATCAATACTCTTAGTACGTTTGAGTGCGATGCTGATATAGATGCTGTTTCCGTTGGTACTATCCAGGGATTCATTAGTAAATCTAATCTATACAGCAAGTTGTTTATGATGCTCAACATCCAAAAGGAATCTGCTGCATCTATTGACGAAGCTACTGCAAACGTACCGGAATACGTACCAAGTGATATTGACTCAATGGTAGCTTCACCTGCTATGTCTATTACTTCACTAGCTAAGGCTGGGTCTGATACTGTATACCAACACCGATTCTTTGTTCAAGGTGATAACCGTGTACAAAGCTGGTATAAATGGAAACTGACTGGTGATCTGCGTCTGCAGTTCTTCGATAAAAGTACGTTTTATGCTGTTACTAGCGCTGGTAGTAATGTTTATCTTACTTCCTATGACTTGACGCAAGCTAGTGAAGCTGGTTTCTTGACGCTACCTACTGGTGAAAAAACTGATGTGTGTCTTGATATGTTTAATATCAACCCATACAGAACCTATGATGCTGCCACAGATACCACAACAGTTAACCTACCTTTTGATCACATCACTGGTAAACGATTAGCTGTTGTAGCTGTGGGTACTTACATTGGTGATACTACCGGTACAAACAGCGAAGCCGAAGGCTCTGTGTCTTATTTTGAAGATGCGGATATTACTGCCAATACTGTAGATTTAGTTGGTGATTTCCGTGGACGTGACTTGATTGTTGGTTATGTTTATGATATGGAGCTCCAGCTCCCTGTCTTCTACACAACCCAACGTGAGGGTCAAAGCAGCGTTGCTGACGTTACTGCTGATCTCATCCTGCACCGTATTAAAGTATCTACAGGTCTTAGCGGTCCTGTGACTTATCGTGTAGATATTACTGGCCGAGACCGCTGGACTAATGTAGTTAACGTTACACTCCCATACTCGTATGTGTTGAACAATGTTAACCTTGCTGCTTCTGCGTTACATGATGTTCCGATTTACCAAAGGAACGAAAACCTAAAAATCACTATTATTGGAGATACTCCTTTCCCAGTTAGCCTCCTTAACATCGTTTGGGAAGGCAACTATAACCGTCGATTCTACTCTCGCCAATGACCTACAGACCACGCCGCAGACGTTTAACATCTACTATTAAAATAGGTAAGCACATATGTAAGGTGTTTGTTGAACCCTGGGACAAAGTGCCTAACGGTACTGTGGTGTGGAAAGTAGGGTTTGCTGTAGGTAAATCTAGACGACAGATTAACGACTGGTATCACGAAAAACGAAATCGACACAGCCGCTCCTTGCACAAGCGCATGACTGGCACTGAGGGCTTCAAAACAATCTCTCGTGGATTTGAAGAAGTCCTTAGATTGCGTTGGATGATACCATCAGGAGATACGATCTTTTTAGATTGTACAAGTGCTAACCCAGACAAACAATTCAAAACGTGGTCTAGGTGGCTACGATGGCATCCTGACTGGTATGTCAACTCAGATCTCAAAGAATTTTATTGGACTAAACCATGGATCCCATAACAATGATTGGTGCAGGGATGGGACTCTTGCAAGGTGTGTCGTCGATGTTTGCGACCAAACCAGTGCAAGACCGTTCTTCACAAATCGGTGCTGCTGCATACAATAACACATTAGGTATGTATAAAACCCGGATGCTCAATGAGTACCGGCAACGTGCATACGAACGTAAAGTAGCACAAGTTACTAAACAGTTTGACGAGAACTTTGCAGCCGCAAACGCATCATTTCAAACTGAACAAGCTAAATATGCTGAACAGATGATGCAATTCGCTTTCCAAAAGGAAGGCTTATTGAACGAACTTATGCAAGCTGAAGGCGTTGCTGCTGCTACAGAAACCTACGGGCGAAGTGCAGATAGGGCAAGGGCTATTCAGACCTTAGGTGAATACGGACGGAATCAAGCTAGATTTGTTGAAAGTATTACGAGTGCACAACGTCAATATGGTCGTAATGTTGGTGGTATTGGTGGCGCCTTGCGTCAAGCTAATATGAACACCATTGCACCTATTATGGATGGCGGTCCTATGATGCAGATGGAATCACGTGGCTACATACCTGCTTACACACAGAGCAGCGGTGGTGGCGGCTTCTTTAATACTGCTATGAAGATCATGGGTGGTGTGCAGTCTGGTCTTAAGACTTTCCAACAGTTTGATACTGCGTTTAATGCGAACTCTGTATTTAGACCTCGTACAACCAACAAGATTACTATTAACAAAGACGGTAAACAAGCCTAATCCCACGGGATAACGAATGAAACTACCAAACTTGACTCAGGTTCAGTTTCAGTCAGCTGCTCAATCTCAAGAGTTTGATCCACTTAAGCTGCCTGATCCTAACCCATCATTACAACAAAACCTCGCTGCTATTCAGGGAACCTTTGACACTCTCGCTCAAGATGACAAACTGAATGCCGGAGCTTTATATGCCGACAGTACTGGTGAAGGCTCGCTTACCGAAACTATTGGTAAGTTTTCCGAGCTTTTGCCACAAGCTGTTAAAACTCTAACTGATGTTCAAAACGTAGACGTTGCCATTCAGATGGCACGTGCTGATGATCAATACTACCAGATGCTGCGGCAAGGGTTGATCCCTCAAAATGCAGAGATGCTGGCTATTGAGCAGAACGAAAAGGATATTGACAACGTAACTAGACAAGCAGCTGCTAGAGCTTCAGAGATTGCTGATAGTTACGATGTACCTCGTGGTATCTTGAACTTCTCGAACCACGGTCAGATCGCCCTTAAACGTAGGATCGCTGGACATATGTTCCAAAACGTCTATCCTGAATGGATGGCGACACAGCTAGAGGTCAACGATACTGAAGTTATGGTTCGTGACGAGAACAACGAGCTTGTTCCCGTAAAGATTAACCAAAAAGGTCTGCCCGATTTTCAATTTAAACAAATTATGTCCCATTTGCGTACTGCATTTATGGGTCATGAGTTACTTGCTGATGTCAATAACGATCTAATTCAGCGTGAAATGACGACTGGTTTTACCGTTGATGCACAGCTGGAGCGGGCTTATTCTAGGCAGACTAGGGGTACTGATGGGGACACTAGATTCAAGTCTGGTGTAACCAACCTGATGGAACAGATTAAGTTGGGCAACTATGCTGCACTTGCTGAGTTTCAAGTAGATGCTAAAAGCATGTGGAGTAAGGATGGTAAAACACTTACCAACACTCCTACACGTTTTTTCCAACGTTTAAAAGATTACGTTAGCACAGTTGCACTTAATGGTGCAGAGTTGCCAATTGGTAAGCTTTTGAATGAAGGTGTACTAGAAGACGGTCAAAGGTTTATTGATCGAGCACCTGCAAAAGCTGGAGAAATCCTCAGGGTTTACAGAGAAAACATCACCAAGTACCGTACCAACAAACGTAAAGCCGATAAAGCTGAAATCGATTTTGATACCACACAATTTGTGCAAAGTTGCTTGGAAAGTGGCCAGTGCACAATGGCTGATATTATCGACAAACAAGATGAAATTACCTTAAAATCTGGAGAAGCTGGTGTTCCAGCTGCAGAAAATTTAGCAACCCTAGCACGTATTGGACGTCTTGCTACAGTTGAGGGGGAGCAGCTTACTGAGCTTGATAAAGCTGCTAGGCTTGCAATCGAAACTGGTCAAGTCAGTCTAGATGCTGATTATGCTTTGAATCCTGTGATTTATAATCGCTATAAAGATAAGCTAGAAGGCATCGCTGCACGTAGAGACTCGCAAGAATTTAAAGACGGATCTACCCGCATTGAAAAAGCTGTCAAAGGTAAGCACGGTAAGCTTGTCGATCCAAAAGGTGATTTAACAGAAAAAGCTTTTGTAGTTAACAACCACTACCAGCGCATCTATACACAAGAATATGATAGGCTTGTTGCTGCAAACGCTGCACTACCACCTGCTGAACAGAAAACTAAAACAGTAATTGCTAGAGAAGCTACAGAGCTTGTGCTAGGTATGTGGCGAGCAGATTCTACGGATGAAACAAATGATTTCTATGTAAATCCTAAGAATGGTAATTTTGACAACTTTCCTGAAGAGCCGCTTGAAAGAGCCAAAACAGCTCAACGTACCAACATGGTTACGTTGGCTGAGGAAAGTAAAACAACCAAAGGTATTTCTGAAGCTATTGTCAAAAACCCTTCATTGATTTTCCAAAGTGCTGAAGAAACTACTGAAGCTCTGAGAAACTTTCTAAAAACTGGGTTGATTGGTAAAGATATAGAATACAAACGAAATGTTTTAAACGATACTTTAGGAGTTAATGTGATCCCTAAACCTGAAGCATTGATTCTAGCCGCTGCTGTAGGTTATGGAGTCATCACCCCTGAACAAGCTAAAACAGCTCAGAACCCATATATTTTACGTAACGCTAGTGCACAGCAGGCACATATGTATCGCCTAAAACGTAGGGCAATTCGTAACGGTCAGGATTATTTAGATCCAGCTCAGTTCGGTCCTGTTAATGGTATGGCTGTACGACCTGGTTTTGAAAATCTTGTCGCTTCACAACCTCCTGGAGACACTGCATTCCCACAGCAAACCTTCCGTAGAGCACCTAAGGGTCAGCATAGATTCTTGGTAACGGTTGGTATTAACGAAGGTAACCGTACCTTTGATGGTGGTTACACCCGAAACTGGGATGGTCATGTAGACCCAGCAACTGGCGGTCCTGCACGAGGACGTCGTAATGTAGGAAGTGTTAGTTATGGTGGTTTCCAAGGAAGCCCTGCCGAAGCTGATGCTATTTTTAATCGTAGGTTTGCAGCACTAGAGCAGCAATATGCTCCTAAGCTGTCGCAACTTGGCGTCCGTCATGGTACAAAAGCTTATGAAGCGCTGATGTTTAATATCGCTGATTTAACAGTGCAAGCACCAGCAGCTGTGCCTGATTTTGTAAAACAATTCCCAGCTTTAATTAAGCAGGGGTTGTCGATGCAAACAATTGGAAAAGCTCGTGCTGATTCATTTATTGTAAATGGTAAACTACAAGCCGCTGGTTTTGGCAACAACTACAACACACTACTGCGAGACCAAGAGGCACGCGCTATGACATTTCAACTTCTTAGGAGGGGACGCTGATGGATTATGATCCCTTACAAGAGATTCAAATGCCTGATTTGTCAGACGCTCTGGCAGATAAAATAGCAAATGAACAAGAAGATCTTGTAGATACCGAAACCCTCGATGAAGGTGGTGAATCTGCTGACACGTTTGATGCAGGTGCTATCGGCGATGCACTGCAAGAAATCTATCCTGACATTGAAGTTGAGGATGAAGAACCTGCACAAATTGAACCTACCTTTACCCCAGAAGAACAGGCTAACCTGGCTCAACAGGAGCAGATGCGTACAGATATGTATGCAAAAGATCCGAGAACTGAAAGTGGTCTGAATGAAGATAAAGGTGGGTGGGATTCTATAATGGACAACATTGATGCGGTATCAGCCGGTATCAATGATTATATTATCGATGAGGTTAACAAACTTCCGTTTGCCGATTTCCGCAAGCGCCCGCAGTATGAAAACGAGCTTGCTAAAAGCATCCGGGGTATGAGTGGTTTGATCTTGCCATTCTTAGGTCTGCGTGGATCAGTCAAAGGTGTGAGCGGTAATATCGCTGCTCGTAGTCCGTTGGCTACACGTGCTCCTAAAACCAACCGAGCACTCAAGTGGATGCTTGACTTGGGCATCGATACTGGTATTGGTGCGTATGTTGACTCTACTTCTAAACAAAACCAACTAGACGACAACTTTGCTGGTTTCTTGAAGAAAGAGTGGAAAGCCGTTGGTAAGTATATCCCTAGTGACTGGGCTACCCTTGATGGTGAGTCACCTGATGTGTGGGCTGAAAAGAACCGCAATGAAGGTGTCATGATGGGCTTTACCTCTAGTTTCTTGGAAGCTGGTATTAAGCTGTTCCGTTCTATCCGCGGAACCCGTAGCATGACTGACTACGTGTTTAAAGATGAGTCGGCAGCTAAAGCATTTGCTAGAGCTGAAGAGACTAACCCACAAGAGTTCATGGAAAACATGGAGGCTGCTGCTGCTAAAACAGAGCAGGCTTTGGATGAACTCGGTGAACTGGCTCTATCTAAGAACCCTAACCCAGAGGAGGCTACAAAGGGCGTACACGACGTTTTCCACTCGGATGAGCTTGGTGTACGTACAGCCGATGACATGGGTGTTGTAGGGGCTTCTGTGGACCAGGTGCGTATCGATGGCAACATTGGCACAGTCCAGGGTAGGTTACGTAGCATGGTATCTGAAGCAGCTCTTAAGTATGGTTTAGAAGCAGACGAACTGCCTAAGCGTACTATTATGGAAGCTGTGCAAGAACAGATCCGTAAAGCTGGATCTTACGATGCTATTCTACCCGATGGTGCTAAGATTGGTTTTGAACAAATTGACGCTGCTGGTACTCGACTAGCCGAACTTCTTACTGATCCACAAGCTGATCCTGGCTGGCTCAAGCTTATGCTAAATGAGTTTACCGAAGAGTATACTCGACTTGGTAAAAGTGCTAGAGTCTTAAATGATGAAGGTCTCAATGCTGGCATGAAAGCTATCAAGAAATATCTTGATGATTATGCCAACCTTGATGCTGAAAAAGCTCGTGCATATCTTACGACTTCTCTGGCTGGTCAGGTTTCTGACATTGCCGAGCAAGCACGTAATATGGAAGGCACTCTTGCAGTTAAGGAAGCTCAAGACCGCATCTTTGATCGCTTGACCTATCTCGTTATGGAGACTGGTTTGGCTAAAAAAATGCGTGGTCAAAAGCTTAACTTCCTGAACACTTGGAAACGTAACCCTAATAACCCTAAAGCTGTTCAAGACGCTGCACGTGAAGCTGCTAAAACAGCAGACGATCTTACAAATGAAGCTGCTGATGAAGCGATGAAGTTTGTTCAGACGCTTAAGGCTGTTTCTGAAGAACGTCCTGAGTTCTTTGATCCACTGCGTTTAGCTTATGAGTTTTCTGATGGCGACATCAACACCATGGCTAAACTCAACGAGTACATCAAAGAAAGCTTACCTGCCATTCAAAAGGCTGTATATGATAAGCGTCCTGACATCCCCAACGTTATTGTACAAGGTCTTTACTCCAACTACTATAACTCTATCCTGACTTCTGCCTCTACTCCTATGAAGGCAATCATGGGTAACACTGGCGGTATGATCGCTAAACCTGTAGCACACCTTGGTGGTGCAGCTATTGGTCTCGATGTTCGTCAGCTAAAACGTGGTTTTGTCACGTATAGTGCTGTTATGGATTCCTTTATTAAAGGTACCAAGCACATGGGTAAGGTGTTTACCATGGCATCTAAAGATCCCAATAGTGTCAGCTATATGGTACGTGATGATCTTGTCACACGTAACTTAGAGAACTTTGAGCTTTTACGCTCGTTTGCTGATGCTTCCGCAAAACGTGGTGAACACGGTCCCGCCGCTCTTTTAGAAGTTGCAGAAACTCTCGACGCACTTGGTAACAATCCTATATTGCGATTTGGTGCTAACGCTATGTCTGCGTTTGACGGATTTACGCGTGCTGTCATGGCTAACGGTCGTGCACGGATGCTGGCATATGACGACTTTATTGACGAAGGTATAAAGCCAACTAAGGAAGCTTTTAAAGCTAAGGCTAAGGAATACTATGACTCTATGTTTGATACAAAGGGTCTGATCAAAAATGATTACGTAGACTACGCTACTTCTGAGATTGCCTTGAACCTAGACACCCCTCGTGTCCGTGCGTTCTCCAATCTTATTAAAGCTAACCCTTGGCTAAAACCGTTTGTACTGTTCCCTAAAACCAGCGCTAACGTCGTATCTACTTTTGGAACCTACAGTCCAGTCACCATGTTTATGGATGATTACAAAAAGATTGTAGGCACCACAAAGATGCACAATTTTACCGCAGACGAGCTTGAAAAGCTGATGAAGCCTCGTGGTCTCAAAGCTACACAAGCTGAGTTTGATGGATTGCGTGCTGAGATGCGTGGTAAAAAAGCTATCGGCGTTGCTGCTATTTACTCTGCCTTCCATATGTGGCAAGCAGGTAGAATTCGTGGTAACGGTCACTTTGACCCCAACCGACAGCGTATTAGGCAAGAACTTGATTATAAGAAGAAGACCTACATGGATGACGATGGTAACTGGCACAGTTACGACTGGCTTGGTCCGGTTGGTGACTGGATGGCATTTACTGTTGACGTCATGGATAACTTTACTAGCATTGCTGAGCCTGACTTGTATCTCAACAAAGCGTGGTTTATCCTTGCTGCATCTTTGACTAGCCGCGATATGTTTGCTGGTCTTGAGCCTATGTTTGACGTGGCTCGTGGTGACGCAGGTGCTCAAACCCGTTGGGCTGGTAACTTCCTGAGTCCGATGGCACCATTGCATGGTGTGCGTCGTGATATGGGTCGTATTATTAACCCAGCTTTGCGTGTAGTTGAAAACGAACTAGCGGAGCACATTCGTAATAAGAATGGCATTGCTGATGTTCTTGATCCTGAAGGTGCGCTGCCTGAACTTCATGATTGGCTTTACGGCGACAAAGTAGGCTACACGGAAAACCCGTGGTTGCGTGCTTGGAACGCTGTGATGCCCATGAAAGTTTTTGAAGGTCGTGATCGCCCTGAGGCTGATTTCTTGATGCAGATTGAGTATGACACTCGACCTGTATTTAACGTAGCTGAAAACGGTGTACGATACACCGCTGAAGAGAAGGCTAAGTTGTTTGAAATTATGGGTAAGGATGGTTACTTCCGTGAACGTATTGCCTATTGGATGGGTATTTATAATGCTCAAGAATGGCGTGATACTATCCACGGGTTGCGTCTAAAAGATGGTAAGGAAATCGACGAAAAAATCTTCGACAACCTTTACATCAACATTGATGCAGCAGCGGCTGAAGCTAAGAAAATGGCTGAGAGCCGACTTCCTCAAGAGATGCAAGATGCTATTCAAGCTCGTGTGCACCAGGCTGGTGTCAACAAAGATGACCAACGCATGGGTCGAGCACCTACCTATACTATTGATAACATGGCTAAATAACCACCCATGTTCTAAACACAAAACGTGTAATGTCTACAACTGAAGCACTACGTGATGGTGATGGTAATACCGTCACCTTCAATTTTCCATTTGAATATTTAGAGGAGTCCGACGTCAAAGTAACTGTCGTCGGAGAACCTACACAAATCCAAGATACCCATTATTCGTTTTCGAGTTTAACTGAAATCACATTCGTTACACCGCCTCCTGCTGGAACTGGTAACGTTCGTATTTTTAGAGAGACCGATTCAACCAGCCTGCGAAGCCAGTTTTTCGCAGGTTCGGCTATTCGAGCGCAGGATTTGAATGAAAACTTCAACCAGACGCTTTACGTTAGTCAGGAAGTTAATGAACGCTTCATTGATACTAACAACGCTGTTTTTGCTGCAGATGTCAGCTTAGGTGGTTTTAAAATTACCAACCTTGCTGATGGTGTCGCGACAACAGATGCTGTCAATAAAAGCCAGCTAGACGCAACACAAAACGCTAATGATGCAGCGCTTGCAACAGCTGTAAGTAATGCACAAGCAGCACAAACCGCTGCAGAAACTGCAAAAACAGGAGCTGAAACTGCTGCAAGTACTGCAAGTACTTCTGCTACAACTGCTGGAACTAACGCAACAACAGCAAGCGGTCATGCAGATGCTGCTGCTGCCAGTGCTGCTGCAGCTGCTGCTTCGGCTGGTGCTGCTGCTAACTTTACTGGAGCACCTGTATTTCTTGGACTTAAGCGTAATGTTGCAAACGGTCGAACCGTTTTACGCGTAGATTATTCCGAAGGATCTAATACGACTAATACGTACGATCCTAAAGATTATTACTACAAACAGCAATACACATGTCAGATTCTCGACAACGGTATTTTGCACACAACTGGTGACAACCTTGGTGAGCCTAAGTTTGCCTTTGCAACAACGACTGATGCAAGTCGTACCTCTGGTCACGTTTACATTCAACTACACTAATGGCATTTATTGATCTCGGAAAACTTAAATTTAACTGGCAGGGAACCTGGAATAACGGCACAGCCTATGAAACGGATGATGTCGTCTTCCACGGGAGCCAGACTTTTGTAGCAACCGCTGATGTTGCTGCAGGACAAGCTGAACCACAAGCTAATGCTTCCTGGAGCCTAATGGCTGCAGGCTTTAACTACCGTGGTACCTATGCAGGTGGTACTACTTACTATCTGCATGATGTAGTTACTTACGGTAGCGCCCTTTACATGCTTGAGGGTATCGCAGAAACTGGCAGTCAAACCGGTGTTGATCCTGGTTCTAATCCTGGTTCTGATAACTGGGAACAGCTGACTCCGGCACCTGCTGCGAACGTCATGCACTCCGTTGGTGACATGGTGTTCCGTAATAACGCTAACGCAAACGCTCGCCTGGTTATTAGCGAAACCGCTGGTCTAGCACTAAACGTCGGTGAATCTCCTAAGGAGACATATCCTTCTCGTGCCTTTACTTATACCCTAAATGGTACTAACGGTAACGTAATTAACACCCCTGGTTCGATTGCTGCTGTTACTTATAACATCACGACTAAAAATCAACGTGCTACTAACTATGTTATTGATGGTAGCGACCGCGACGGTGATATTAACTGGGAGTATGATGGAATCATTCGTGTAAACATTGGCGATACCATTGTATTTAACAACACTAATACTCACAGTGCCCACCCGATGGCAATCCGTGTTGCCGATGGTGGTGCAAGTGTATCTACTGGTACTTACTCTGGTGAAGGTACTGCAACTGTTACTTGGGTAACTACTGGTGTTACTGCTGGTACTTACTACTACCAGTGCACTAACCACGCTGGAATGCTTGGTCAAATTATTGTTGAGTCAACTGAAAACCGTCAAGGTTCTGCTGGCGCTAACGGTACCATGGAAGTTTGCCGTGGTAAGTCCTACACCATCACTTTGGATGGTCTGACTAGCGGTTTGAACTACAACCTGTTTAATGCTGCTGCACCACAAGCTGGTGTTACTAATGCTATTACTTCGGGAGAAGGTAACAGTGCTCCTGGGGGTACTGCTTACAGCGGTAGTGCCGTTACATTTACTTTTACTCCGAACGAGACAACTCCTGACACTGTTTATTTGAGCAGTGCCTCGAACACTAGCGATCAGGTAGCTATTACTGTCAACGACCTGGCTTACGTGCCTGGTTGGGCTACACCTACTCCTAGTAATCAACTGGTTCTAGATGATTCTGATGGTACAAATACTTTTACCATCAACACAAATAACCAATCAAACAACCTTCAGTGGACTTTACCGGCCATTGCACCTGCAACTAACGACAAAATTATGCAGGTCAGCACTAGCGGTAACATCACTTATGTTGACAAGCCACAGGGTTATATTGAAGCATCCGGTTTCTGGACAAACCGCCGGAACATGAATAGCAGCACTCAGTATGGCGGATCCGCTAATGTTTGGATTAGAGGTAAACTTACAACTGAAGAATGGGATGACGGTAACTTAGGTACTGTCTCTAGCGATCAACTTACTGTCGCCAGTGCAGGTACTTACCTTATAAACTTCTTCGCTTCAGGTCACTATTTTAATGGTTATGTCGCCCGTCTCCACAATGTAACGACTGGCACAACCTTGTCAGGTTCCCAAGCCGCTTATTCTACGCAGTACTACAACCATACCATCCCTATTGAAGGTATGTGGTACGGAACTCTTAATGCCAACGATGTAATTGCTGTTGATTTTAATATTCAATCAGCTTACTCCTCTGGTTATCAATATAACTATTGGGCAAACCCTGTCCAAACCTTTGAAACCGGCATCCTTATGTATAAAATCTCTACTTAATCATGAAAGTTTCTTACGCAATCATGCATGGAATTGAAACTGGTACTATTCAAAAACCAGAATTCATGCATTATAGTGAGGATGATTCTACCATCCTCAGTTGGGAAGGCTCTCCCAGACCAACTGACGAAGTACTGCAAGCAGCTTGGACAGCTTTTGGTGGTGAAGCAGCGATTTCTGATGCCGGTAAAAAACAGGCACGGAAAGAGCGCTTTGCAATTGAAGCCGATCCATTGTTCTTCCAAGTCCAACGTGGTGAAATCGAGCAAAGCGTTTATGACGCAAAAGTTGCTGAAATCCGCGCAGACCTTCCTCTATCTACTGATTAAAAATGATCACCCTTATCCGTCCAATCCTGTTCAGCTTTTTGAACTCTGACAAAGTTAAAATGCTTATCGTTGACATGCTGACTAAGTTGGCAGAGTCTACTGATAATGAAGTTGACGATAAAGCCGTTGAGTTTATCCGCAACGGTTTGTTCCCTGCTAAACCCCTTGATTAATGAAATTCCTTACAACTGGATATGATCTAACTGCTACTAGCAGCGGTGCTAGCCAAGCATTATCTGGAAAGGCTACTAAAGTCAGCTTGTTTGCAGAAGCAGCTATGAATTTTAGTGTTGTACCTGGTACACTGGGTTCGTTTAGTTTTGCTGTTTCTGCAGCTGCTGCAGCTGAGGTGTTTGAATCCAGAACCGTTACGTTTACCGGAACTGCTTTTGGTGTTGGTGATGTACTTCGTATCACTGTTGATGGTACTAATGTTGATGTAACTGTTAGTGGGTTTGAACCTGAACCTGCAGCTTCTGATTTTCAAGCTGCTGCTGTTGCTAACGGTACAGTTGATGCAGCTTTTACTGTAACTGTAGACAAAAACGTAGTCACTATTACACATAAAACGGTTAACACTGCTTTTACTTTAAGCAGTACTATTGTAAGTCGCAACATTCCTCACCACATCGGTGCCAGTGAGCGGCTTACTATTGATGTACCACCCGGCAGCACCATCCGTGCTAAAGCCAGTAGCGGTACTTTGAATATCTCTGAACTAGAATAATGGATTTAGGTGAGCCGCCAGTACTACCCTACATACGGCTCCCTGAGCCCCTTCAATTACCCCGTCCTATACTGGAGGTACCAAGCGCCGATATACCCTCGTATAAGCCGCTTGTAGTGCCTCCTAGCAACCTTAGACCACCTCCGGGGATCAAGGGTACCACACCCTCAGAACAACCACCCGCTAAACCTCGCATTCCACAAGTACCGCAAGCACCACCAGTCCCTACAGTTCGTATACCTACGACAGAGATTGATGTGCCGGTACCTGACGGAATTGTACTAACGACAGCTGCTACAACTGCTGTTGTGTCTGTTGCAGCCACCCTGACTGCTACCTCTTTGTTTAAGTGGCTAGTTACTGCGATGAAACCCATCTTTAAAACGGCATGGACAAAGATAACAAAAAAGAAGGCTTCATCAAATTCCTCGTCCTCGTCTGGTCCGCAGGACTCCTGACGGCATCGTACGCAGGATGGATGGAAAAGATGGACCCTACTTATGTAGCCTCTATCCTTAGCGGCACTCTAGCAACTTTTTCTATTACACGAGAAAAAAAAGAATGAAAAAGCTACTTCTGTTGCTGCTGTTGGCTACGCCGGCATCAGCTCAAACTGTTACCCCGCAGTTTACGCAGGGTTCGATGCAGTCAAACACCACTACTACCACCAACATCACCAGAACCATTAACACTGATGTATATGGTGGTGCATATTCATCATGGTCTGGAACCAATGTAACCCCAAGCGGGGATATAACAGATTCTGCAACTACCTGGTCAATTACTACCGCAGGAAACGATTTTCAACTGGAGACAGTAACCAGAGCTGCAGGAATCGTCGAGGACATCGACCTCACCGAAACAATTACGCAAACTTCTACCACTACTTCCTTATCTATTTTCTCGCAGTAGCGCCAGCTTATGCAGAAGAACCTAGAGTACAGAATACGTCTAACCCAGTCGCAGCTGCAACAGGAAATGTTACTAATCAAGCGGTCCAATTTCAGAATAACGGTGCTCCTAGCCGTCAATATTTTGGCGCTAACAATTCTTGTAATGGAGCTACTATGACGTTTAGCCCGTTCTATATGGGCAACGACACTATTCCGATGGATCCGACTGGTTATGTTACTAGCAATAACTGGGGTGCACAGCTAAACTTTAGCGTACCCCTAGATGGCAGCATGGTCGAAACATGTAAACACATTGCTAAGCGACATGAACAAAAGATGCGGTTAGAGTACGAGCTTTTTCGTGCTAAAAGTTGTACTGACATTTTAAAGGCTGGGTTTATGTTTAGACCTGGCAGCAGAGTAGAAGCGCTTTGCAACGATATTGTACCAATTGTATCTATAAACAATGCTAGAAGCCCTAGTGAGCGTAGCGATAGCCGGAATAGCGGCAGGAGCAGCTCTCAACAACCGCCTACACCAAAGAGTGAATAATGTACATGATCGTATCAGTGGTCTCGACCGGCGGATAGATGCAATTGAACTTGGCGTTGCCCAGGATTATGTGTCTAAAGCCGATTTGTCAGTCATGACAAAACGTATGGAAGACCACATGGTACGTATCGAAAACAAACTTGATCAAATAGTCTTACGCAATGGCTAACAAAAAGGCAACAGAAGATCAGTTTAACGAGCTACATAACCTTGTGACTACAGAATTCCTTGCCCGTATTAAATCTGGTGAGGCTACGACACAAGACCTTAAAGCAGCTTGTGACTGGTTGAAAACTAATGACATCAGTGGTGTAGCCTACGAAGGCAACCCCTTGTCTAAACTGGCACAAGTAATGCCACAGGTAGACCCGGAACTCGTACAAAGTAGACTTTATGGCAAGCGGTAGCACCTCAAATTACTACAAAAACAATGATGGCGCTAGAAAGCGCCGTAATGCACAGCAAGCTAAGTACAACAAGACCAAAAAAGGTCTAAAAATTCGTACAGCTGCTAACAAACTCAATCGAAAGCTGGGAACTTATGGAAACGGCGACGGTAAGGATGCTTCTCACACAGGACCAAATCGAGGTAAACTCGAAAGTCCTAAGAAGAACCGTACCCGACCTCGCCTTGCATGACCCCGCTATTCCCAACTCCTGATCATTATTTACACAACCTAATAACCATGACGTCCCCTGAAGCTAAACGCCTTTGGAGGCGTGCCGTTAAGGAACACTTCGGCTGTACATGCGTTTATTGTGGAGAAACTTATGAATTACACGAACTTACACTGGATCACGTTCATCCTCGCTGTCTTGGGGGTGAAGACATTACATCGAATGTCGTACCAGCCTGCACCTGTTGTAATCAGGACAAGGGAAGCCACCATTGGCAATCTTGGATGAGAGCCAAATTTGGAACAAACCTCCTTAGAGAGGGACTAATATCATCACACATTAACTAGGTTTTATGACTCCTGCAGAGTGGATTAAAGCAGTTAATCAGTTGTTAAAAGCTGATCCTAATTTAACTTATAAAGAAGCTCAACAGCAAATGCTGGATAGGGGTCATTCTAGACCGCCCGGCATTACACAAAAAGGTAGCTCTAAAAGCGGGCGGCGGTTTGGTTTAAAAGCTAAACGTACACGTGGTCAAGACCTACGACGAGCTACACAAGAACAGCTTTCTACTGAAGAAGCTAAAGAACAACAACGTCGATTAGCAGATCAACGTCGGGAACAACAAGGTATTGCAGATGCAGCCGGTTTAGCCGGTCCACACCGAGAACACTTACATAGTCAAGATATTTCTGGTGAAATCCGCGAAGGTGCACCTGGAGATTATGTTCAAAACGTTCCTGAAGATATTGCAGCGGCTAAAACTGCTTTAGAACAGTTAATCCGTACACGTTACGGAGGTCGTTACGCAGTTGGAATCGGTAATGCCGGTTTACGTGTTATCCCAAAAGAATACTTTGACGAAATTGTTAGCCCAGACGATTTACCTGGTGTTGATATTAACGAAAATAATTCTTTAGAAAGCCAACTTGGGGTGCTAAAAAGTATTTCACAACAAGCACCTCCAGAAAGATTAGGCGGTTTCCAAACACAACAACCTAAAATTAATTCTACAGCTGGTACTATTCATTTTAAACCACAACCATTAGGTGGGTTTGATACTACAGCTGTGCCACAGATAGAACAAGAACGGTTAGAAACAGACGATTCATTGCAACAACCACCTATCCAACGCTTTGCTGATCAAATGATGGGCATTGCTACGGAAGCCAATAAAATCAAAATGTATCACCAAGCTGGTAAAGTTTTTATTCAACGAGTAGTTCCTGCTGCTGTTTCTACCGGCGCTGCTATTCTTCAAACTGCTGGAGCTTTAGCTGGAATAGGTGGTGAACTATGACCGACGTTGTAACCGCCCTACAAGACGACTTTAAGCTGTTTCTGCAAGCATTGTGGGGACAACTGGATCTACCAGAACCTACCCGTGCCCAATATGCCATCGCAGACTATCTACAAAATGGTCCTAAACGACTCCAGATCCAAGCCTTCCGTGGTGTCGGTAAGTCATGGATTACTGGAGCGTTTGTTCTTTGGACTCTATTTAAGGATGCAGAAAAAAAGATCATGATCATATCAGCGTCTAAAGAACGCGCTGATAACATGTCTATCTTCCTACAAAAACTAATCATTGAAACGCCATGGCTTTCTCATTTACGCCCGAAGTCCGACGATGCAAGGTGGTCAAGGATAAGCTTCGATGTGAACTGCTCACCCCACCAGGCGCCCAGCGTAAAGTCGGTGGGCATCACTGGGCAGCTCACAGGAAGCCGCGCAGATTTAATGATTCTAGACGACATTGAAGTTCCTGGTAACTCAATGACAGAGTTTATGCGGGAAAAACTCCTGCAACTCTGTACTGAAGCGGAGTCTATCCTTACACCCAAGGATGACTCCCGCATTATGCACCTTGGCACCCCCCAAACGGCTTTTACGCTCTATCGTAAGCTTGCAGAACGCAACTACAGACCGTTTGTGTGGCCTGCACGCGTCCCACGTAAGCTCAATAATTACGAAGGTCTTATAGCTCCACAGCTACAAGA